GGTACTTTCTGGTATTACAGTGAGCCAGCAGATGTTGATATTATGATCAACAACGGCAATGGTTGGTATGGCTACAAAAACGTATCCAGTGATGTTCGTGGTTATAACTTAGGTAACACTGACCCAGAAGGCGTTATTGTTACTGCAACAGTTCCGCCTGCTACACAAACTGACAGCACACCTTTAGTTGCTGGCGATTTATGGTTAGACAGCGGCGACCTAGCTAACTTCCCAAGTCTATATCGTTATAACGGTCGTGCATGGGTAGCTATTGACAACACAGACCACGTGAGTGCAAACGGTATTATTTTTGCTGATGCACGTTGGGATAGTACAGGCACTACTGATGTAGTTGCTGGTGCACTTCCAAGTATTACAACCTTGTTAACAAGTAACTATATTGATCAAGATGCTCCGGACTATCGTCTATATGCTCGCGGAACATTACTGTTCAACATGCGTCGCAGTGGTTACAATGTTAAGAAATTTGTTCCTGGTTATTTCAACGCTACAAGTTTCCCTAATTTACCAACAGTTCCTGGTGCATCAAGTAGTTTACCAACTATTAAAGATGCATGGGTTACAGCAAGTGGATTAAACGAACAAGAAGTAATGAACGCTGGTTCAATGGCTCAACGCCAAATGGTTGTTGATGCAATGGAAGCTGCTGTTAGCAGTAACTTAGATGTTCTAAGTCCAGTATACAACTTCAACTTGATTTGTGCTCCTGGTTACCCAGAGCTAATTCCAGACATGGTTACATTAAATGATAACCGTGGTGCTACAGCATTCGTTATTGCTGATGCTCCAATGGACCTAGCACCAAACACAATTGACTTGACTAACTACTTTGATAACACAATGGGCGGCGGTTTGCCACAAATTGCAAGTCCATACCTAGGTGTTTACTACCCAGCTGGTTTAACAAACGACTTAGCAGGTAATCAAGTTGTTGTTCCAGCAAGTCACGCAGTACTACGTACTTTCTTGTACAATGACCAAGTTGCTTACCCATGGTTTGCTCCAGCAGGTACTAAGCGTGGTTTAGTTGACAACCTAAGTGACATTGGTTACATTGATTCAGTATCCGGTGGGTTTGTACACAACGGTATTAACCAAGGTCTACGTGATGCATTGTTTGGACTAAATGTAAACGTTATTACACAACTACCTAACGTAGGACTTGTAGTGTTTGCTCAACAAACACGCAGTGGAACATCATCTGCACAAAGTCGTGTCAACGTTGCTCGTTTAGAAAACTACTTACGTACAATCTTTGCAAGTATCAGTACTGGTTACTTGTTTGAACCAAATGATCAAATTACAAGAAAATCTATTGCAAGAGAATTTGAACTTGCTCTTAACAACATCCTAGCACTACGTGGATTGTATGACTTCTTGGTAATCTGTGATACAAGTAACAATACACCATTTACAATCTCTAATGATCAGTTGTATGTGGACGTTGCTATTGAACCAATCCGCGATGTAGAATTTATTTACATTCCAATCGCAATTTACAATCCTGGCTCAATTAAAGCACTTGGCGCATCATCAACTTAATAGATAAATAAGAGTATAGGAGAATAATATGGCTTCATTAAGTAATTTTACAGTACCTTTAGCAGGTGGCGCAAATAGCGGCACCTTGCTAATGCCAAAATTAAAGTATCGCTTCCGTGCTACTTTTACAAACTTTGGTGTTGCTAACAACACAGAGTTAACAAAACAAGTAGTTGATATCAAGCGCCCGAGCGTTAAATTTACTCCGGTTACACTTGATGTTTACAACTCAAAGGTCTACTTCCAAGGTAAACCTGAATGGGATGAAACAACAATCAATCTACGTGATGATGTTACTGGTGCAGTTAACACACAAGTTGGTCAGCAGATCCAGAAACAATTTGACTTCCTAGAGCAATCAAGTGCACCAAGCGGTATTGATTATAAGTTCCAGTTAACTTATGATATACTTGATGGCGGCAATGGTACAACAACTCCTAATATTCTTGAATCGTGGGAATTGGATGGTTGCTTTTTAAGTTCAGTTGACTACGGTGATATGGCATACAGCAGTAATGACGCAGTTCAAATTGCATTAACTATTAGATTTGACAATGCTATCCAGACTATTGGCGGCGGCGTTGGAACTACAGTTACTTCACAAACAACTGGCTCAACAATCACTGGTTAATTTAATTTAACTTACTAAAAACCCGGACTTAAATCTCCGGGTTTTTTATTGGATAAATATTATATATGGCAACACCTGCAAACCCAAACTCTCTTAACGGCCCAGCTACTTCGATTAACAAGTATCTGCAATCATCTAAGACAACAAAGACCCTGGATGATGGTTCAACCGGTACGGTTAATGTTCGTAATTACCAACATGCAAGTAGAATCTTTGTTGATGGAAATTATAGACTTAGTCCTAAGATGGGCTATCTATTCTATGTGGAATTTGATTTTAATCCGCAAATCAGTAACGTAAGCAATCTTACTGCTCAAGAGCTGGGTATGATTGTTAAAAGTGTTAGCTTACCAAAATTTACTATTGATACAAAAATACACAATGCTTACAATCGTAAGAACATTGTGCAAAATAAAATTAACTACGATCCTGTTAACATTACATTCCATGATGACCAAGCAGACAACGTAAGAAGCTTTTGGTATGATTACTATAGCTTCTTTTATCGTGACAGTGATTATGCAGATGCCACCTACGGAATAATTAGCAAGTATCAAGAGCGTCCTAGCTTTGAATGGGGTTATACACCTCGTCCGGTTGCTAGTTACAATTCACAAAATGCTTATCAACAGTATCAATATATTAATGCTATAAGAATTTATAGTTTATACCAAAAGAATTTTAGCGAGTACGAATTAATTAATCCTATTATTACTAGTTTTAAACACGGTGATCACGACAACGGGTCGCAGGATTTTATGAATCATCAGATGAGTATTTCGTACGAAACTGTTAAGTACCAAACTGGATATACTACTACAAATACCGCAGGCGGCTTTATTGATTTACATTACGACAATACACCAAGTCCAATTGCTCCAGCAGCAGGTGTAGATATTGTATCAGACGGACGTGGAGGATACACAGCCGCACCGCAGACCGTGACCGACTTGGCTGACTACAACTTAACAACGTCGGGCGGATCAGTTGTTGCTTATCCCAATACCGGAGCATTAAATGCTTCTACTAGTTTTGCTACAGTAGCAGCAGGACTGCTTGATTCGGCATCAACAGCATTAACCAATGCAGGTGGATTTGCTTTACCTGCACTTGGTAGTTTACTTGGTGGTCTTGGCCCTGGTGTACTTGCAGCAGGTCAGTTGGGTTCAGCACAAGGCTTATTAAGTATGGCAACCGCTGCAATACAAAATCCTAAAGCCGCATTGGCCACAGTAGAGAATATGGCAAAGAATGGTGTAATGAGTGCAGTAACACAATCTATCAATGGATTATCCGCTGGCGGCGGAGCAGTTGTTGCCGCAGGCCTAACTGGCGGATTAGCAACAGCCGCATCTGGATTAGAATCAGGGCTGGCGTCAGGTGTTAAATCTCTGTCAACTGCAATTGGCGATGCTTATAATAAGGTATCGGACGAAATTAATTCGTTAACAGCTACTCAAGCAACATTTAAGCCTGATGGTTCAGTCGACGCATCTAACTTGGCCGGTTGGGCCAACAGTGGAGGGTAATAATGTCACAACAAATTTCAACAGCAACCAACATACAGGCACCAGACTTATCTGGCAGTCAGAACAATGTTAATCAATACTTTAACAATTTCTTCCAGGGCACTTTTGCAATCAGCGCAAATGCCAATGATGCTATTATTGCATATTTTGAACAGTATACCGGCAATGCCGCGTCTGGCCGAGCTCTTGCAGCCACTGTGGTATACACAGCACAGGCACAAAATCTTGACCCATTAACAGTATTATCAGAATTCCAAAAATTAACTCCAGGCCAACTAAACAATTATTTGGCCGCTTTTTTAAACTTCAATAGAGTTGCTACTAGTACAATCGGTATTAAAACAAAACCAACAACTAGTCCGATGATCACTAGAACTATACTACCATAATGGCAAAATACGCACAAGGTAAATTTCAATTACAAAATCCTGCCAAGTATGTTGGAAACAAAACTCCAACATATCGTTCAAGCTGGGAATTTGTATTCATGCAATTTTGCGACAACAATCCTAGCATACTACAATGGGCCAGTGAAGCAGTTCGCATCAATTATCGTAATCCATTAACAGGTAAGAATACCATCTACGTACCAGATTTTTTAATTACATATCAGGACGCTGGTGGCGCCCAACATGCTGAAATAGTTGAAATTAAACCTAAAAAAGAAACTACTTTAGAAGGTGCAAAAAATGTTCGAGATCAAGCCAGTGCCATTCTAAACATGGCAAAATGGGAAGCTGCTAGACAATGGTGCAAAGCCAATGGCTTAACTTTTAGAGTAGTAACCGAAGATATGATTTTCGCTCAAGGTCGCGGCAAATAAATAGTTGTATGACAAAAAAATTAGAAGAGTTATTTAACTTGCCGTCTGATGACGCGACCCCAGCAGAAGCCGAACAGCATATTGCTGAAAATCGTCTGCTTATAACAGATGTTGATACTGCAATAGATCGTATTGATGCTGCACTCCCAACAGTACATGATTTAGATACTGGCGATAAAGAACTAGACGAACTAGCAAAATTGGCACAAGATAAAGCCGAAGATCTAATAGATTTAGGTATGAATGTAGAGCCACGATTCAGTGGTGTTATACTACAGACAGCAAGTGTAATGCTAGGTCATGCCATTACAGCTAAAACTGCCAAATTAGACAAAAAGCTAAAAATGGTACAGTTACAACTAGCCAAAGCTAAACTAGATTACCAAATACAAAAAGACAATAAAAAAGACGCCACTGGCGAAGATGAGCCAATTGACGGAAAAGGTGTAGTATTTGACCGCAACGAGCTAATAAAACAAATTTTGGGCAAGCAAGACAAATAGCCCAATCTGTATAAATATACAATAATAGGAATATGAAATGAAACCTTTTCAAAGTTACATTTACGAGATGAACAAGCCGTACGAATTTCGTATCAAAATGGCTACCATTAATCCAAAGGATGTAATGGAACAAATTAAGAACGCATTAAACACTTGGCAGTTAGAAAGTATTAGTGCTGTTAAGAGTATGCCAATCCAAGAGCACCGTGAGTTCCCACAATGGGGTCCTTGTGAGTGCTGGACATTTGATGTCAAGGTTGCATACCCATGCAATACTGTACAAATTCGCCAAACCATCAAAGAACGTGCCCAAATCAATCCTGATTGGATTGTAGTACGTAATTTAAACGAAGCTGAATTTACAGATGAAGCAGAAGCTCTTGGTAAAGATCACACAGGTGCATTGTTAGACGAACCAGACTTAAAAGATGCACCGAATGCACAATCACTAGCAGGCCAAGTACGCATCGGCAGTTTATTAAAAGAATTAGAATCACGTAAATTTGATTTTGCTCAAGATAGTAAAGAAGCAGGTAAAACTACTAACGATATTCCGCAAGGCAATGTTGACCCAGTAGGTAGCAAGCAAAACAAAATCCCAGATCCAACAAAAGGTTAATACAATGAGCAACAATCATCCACACGATAACATATATAGCATCCTAGGAAAACTAGCTGCGTTAAAGCCAACACCAGAAGAGAAGCATCAATCTCTTATTAAAGAAATCCGTGAAAGCGTTGAAGCTCAAGGTTCTATTACCGAAGGCGTTGGTTCAGTTGAAGCTAAACTAAAACAACAATTTGCTGAAGGTAAAGACGAAGGCAAGCCGGGCAAGACATTTGCTAAGATTGCAAAGTCTGCCGGTGAACACTATGGTTCAGCCGAAGCCGGCAAGCGTGTTGCTGGCGCAGTTCGTGCTAAATTAGCCAAGCAAGGTAAGTTAGAAGAAACATTTGATGGTGGCATGGGCGCCCAAGGTGGCGTTGTTGAAACAGCTCCTCCTGGCATGGAAGACATGGTAATGAAGTTGAAGAAAGAATATCCTGGCGAACCTGCCAAGGCTTTTGCAACAGCATGGTCAATCTACAACAAGAAGCACGGCAAGAAAGAAGAAAGTCGCGAAGCTTGTACAGAATGCAGTATGGAAGAAGCTCTAAGTCCAGAACAAAGCAAACGCCATGATGCCAAGTCCAAAGAAGCATTTATTCAGATCTGTCGTAGTCACGGCATGTCCGATGAACAAATCAAGCGCAAGTTAGCTCGTTGGGCCAAGACCCCTGGTCAAGAGCACATGAAGGGTATGCAGGAAGATCCGCAAGAAGCGTTTCAAGAAGGCGAAGTAACACAACCAATGAAGGGTGTTACTCGTCATACTAAAACTGACTATCCTGGATATCCAGCAGACGATTTAGAAAAAGATGATGGTCGTACTGGTCCTAAAGCTGTAGGTGGCA